ACCTCGGAATCCTCATCGACCAGCGCGGCAGTCGCGGCCGCGATGACCGAACCGGCCGGATCAAGAACGGATACCAGCACCGCCACCCCGGCTACAAGGGCAAGCCGTACATCTACCTGCACGGCTCGCTCGACCCCAAAGGCGTGCGCCGCGAATCCCCGAAGGTCCGCCCGGGCCAGCCCGAGATCGACCTCGCTCGGCTCCTCAATACCAAGGGCCTATCCCTCAACCCCACCATCACCCTCCCGAAGGAGATCGCAGCATGAGGCTCTACAAGGCCCAGGACGTCACCCCTGAGTGCGCGGCGGACGAATACGAAGACGAAGACGGCATCTTCGACGCGATCGCATGGGACGAGCGGAAGTCCCCGACTACGGAGGCTGAGGGCGCCCCGGCGGGTTGGGACCAGCACTGCCTGGACGTGTGGGGGGAGCCGCACGAGTTCTTCATCCCCTCCGACAGGCGCATCTACCGCTCCCGCTCCTCCGCGCAGGAGCGTGTCGACCTCATCAACCGATGGGGCGGGCACGCCGTCCTCGTCGAGGCCGATGTCGACTGGGTGCCCGTCACAGAGGCGAACAGAAGACGCAAGCGGGCGAGGCTCAAGGCGAAAGCGCAGCGGCTCATTGGCCAGGCGCAGGCCGTCGCTGACCAGCTCGCTGCCCTCGATGGGGAGGCTCTCTGATGCCCCGCAGGAAGCCCGAGCAGGACGCCGACTCCGCCGCGTGGATGGAGCGGCGCGCACTGATCGCCATGGCAGGCGAGATCGCGCGCACCGCCGGCGGCCATTGGCTCCTCACCTCCGACGAAGTTGGAGCGGTCATCGGCCGATCCAAGGACGTGGTCGAGCACCTCCGTAAGGCCACCAAACCGATCCCCGCCGGACCACCGATGACCGGCTGGGTCAAGGACGGCACCGCATTCAAGCTCCACACACTCCGCCTTGCGGAATGGCTCACCTCACTGGAAGAGGTTGCATGAAACCCGCAATTATCGCCGCCACCATCCTCGGCGCCATCGTTCTGTCAGGTGTGGCCGGGCTGGCATGGGTGTGCTGGCAGCTCAACCAGGCCGACCCCGACGAGTGGGGCGGTGCACGATGACCGCACTCACCCTCCCCACCCTCACCAACGGCGGCCTCATCCTCCTGCTACTGCTGCTGGGCGCTATCACCGTGGTCGGCCTCATCCTCGCCGACGAGCACCGCATCGACGAGCGGCTGTGGCTCGACATGACCCTCGGCCCTGACGACGACCAGGAGGACCGATGACCATCGAGCGCGGCATGACACCCAGCGAGGCCGCCGAGCTCACCAGCCTCGGCGCCCAGACTATCCGCGCCGCCATCACCCGCGGCGAGATCGCCTCCTACGGGCGCGGCCGCATCCTCCGCGTCCGCCTCGACGACGTCTCCAAGACACTCCTCCCCCATAGAAAGCAGGGCCAGCCATGACCTCCATCAGACTCGACCGCGGCGACATGCAGAGCATCCGGTTCGCTCTGCGCCGCACCGCCCGCAGCACGACCGAATGCGATGGCCTGATTCCGCTGGCCGACCAGCTGTCCGCTGTCGGCCAGGGCACCCTCACCGACGACCGGGTCACCACGGTCACCGTGCCGGAGGCGGCATGGGAAGCCCTGGTGGACCTCCACCGCGAAGTCGGCACCCTCCTCGCCATCGAGGACTCCCGCCGCCGCTACTCCACCCTGGAGATGCCGCCGAAGGCCATCAAGGCCGGCGAGCAGCTGTACGACCACCTCACCGCGATGATGCGCGAGCACGCATGGTGCGCCCAGCGCATCGCCGGCGTGATCCCCGACACGGTCGTGGATGCCGAGGTGGCCGACCGATGAGAACCTCAGGAACAGCCGTCGCGCTCGGATCATTCCCGGATGGCTCGCCAGCCTGGCACATGGCCCGCAAGACGCGGATCGGTGGATCCGACATCGCACAGATCCTCGGCCTGTCGCCGTGGGGAGACCGCTACAGCCTGTGGTGCGAGAAGGTCGACCCCAAGCCGGCCGAGGACAACGCGAGCCCGCTGATGGAGGCAGGCCACTACATCGAGCAGGCCGCTGCGCAGTGGTACGCCGACCACCGCCTGCCCGAGGGGCTGCACGTCCGCAACGCCGGCACCTGGGTTCACAAGGATCGCGGCTGGCAGCTCGCCAACCCTGACCGACTCATCGTCCCCAACGTGCGCTCCGACGCCGACCCGGCCGGGATCCTCGAGATCAAGTTCGCCCCCAACTCGGCGGACAGGTTCGGCGACGACGGCAGCGACGTCGTGCCGGTCAACTACTGGTGCCAGGTGCAGTGGTACATGGCCGTCTTCGGGGTGCCGTGGGCTGACATGGTTGTGCTGTCGCGTTGGGGATTCCGCTGCTACCGGATCGCCTCTGATCCGGACTGGCAGGCGATTGCCGCAATTGAGGGTGAGCGGTTCGCTGACGCTGTCGCTCTGGGAATCGAGCCCGACTGGGCGCCCACCGAATGGGCCTACGAGGCCGACCGGAACCGGCACCCCGAGATCACCTCAGACGAGATCACCGTCCGCGACGACCGTCTTCTCGACCTTCTCGCCTCCGTGGGGCAGCTCAAGGACGCCGAGAAGGAGGCCAAGGCCGCCCTCAAAGATCCCGAGACTGAGGCGAAGGCCGCCCTCGCCCACCTGATGGGCACCGCCGGAGCCGCCTTCGACCCGACCGGCAGGAAGCTCGCCGTCCGGCGGGCACGCAACACCAAGGCCGGAGACCCCGGCCGCCCCTACGTCGTCATCAACTGAAAGGAACATCCATGTCAAACGACATCGTCCGTCACGGTGGGTCAGCGCTCACCATCACCGCCGACCAGCAGGGCTTCAACGACACCCAGTTGGCTGCGCTTCGACAGCTCGGCGTCGACAAGGCTTCACAGGCCGACATCGCCGTCTTCTTCCACCAGGCGCAGGCCACCGGCCTCGACCCCTTCAAGCGGGAGATCTACATGATCGCCCGCGGCGGGAAGCCCACCATCCAGACCGGCATCGACGGCTTCTACAAGATCGCCAACCGGGTCGCCGGAGGCACTTGGGGCATCGACTCCACCATGTGGTGCGGTCAGGATGGCCAGTGGGTCGACGTGTGGCTGTCCAACCAGCCCCCGTCTGCTGCGAAGGTGACCGTCCGCCGCGGCAACGCCACCTTCACCGCCGTCGCCGTCACCAAGGAGTACAGGGCCCAGGGCCCCATGTGGGACAAGATGCCCTCCCGGATGATCGCCAAGTGCGCCACCGCCCTGGCGATCCGGCAGGCGTTCCCCGACGACCTGGCCGGCATCTACACCACCGAGGAGATGCCCGAACACGAGGCGCAGACTAGACCCGCTTCTGCTGCCGCGCAGCAGCAGAAGCCGGCCGTCGACTGGCATCCCATCGTCGACGTCATGCGGCAGCTCGGATGGGACTCCGACGTCACCAAGGAATTCGTGCAGCAGCATGTCGGCCACGAGTTCGCCGCCATGTCCGACCTCACCCAGAATGAGATCGACGGCGCCCGAAAGGCCATGGAACAGTTCCTGACCGTGGACGCCGAGGTCGTCGACGAGGCTACCGGCGAGGTGATCGCATGAGCGGCGAGACCACCATCACCATCATCGGATCGCTCGGCGCCGACCCGGAACTGCGCTTCACCCCCAACGGTGCACCGGTCGCCAACTTCGACGTCGCATCCACCCCGCGCACCTTCGACAAGCAGCGCAACGAATGGGTCGACGGGGAGGCGCTGTGGCTGCGCTGCACCGTGTGGAAGGACGCCGCCGAGCATGTCGCCGAGTCCCTCAAGAAGGGGGACCGGGTCATCGTGCAGGGCAACCTTCGCGCCCGAAAGTTCACCGACCGCGACGGCAACAACCGAGTGTCCCACGAGCTCGATGTGCTTGATGTCGGGCCGTCGCTGCGCTTCGCCACCGCGCAGGTGCAGCGCGCCACCAAGGGCGGACAGGGCTGGTCGTCGCAGGGATTCCAGCAGGGCAACAGCGCCTGGAACTCCGCGGCGCCGGCTCAGCCGGGCGGGGACGGTCATCTGCCGCGCTCCCAGCACCAGCCTGCCCAGCAGGAGCTCGCTGATCCGTGGGCGCAGGGCCAGTCGGATGCCGCGCCCTTCTGATCCATCCACCATCCATCCGGGGCCGGGGCGCACACGTTGCGCCCCGGCCCCTCGCATTGAAGGGACCACCACCATGCCATTCCCCACCAAGCAGATCGACCTGTCCGAGGTGCACTGGCTGCTCGACGCCGGCGAATCAGTCCACCAGATCGCCAGGACCATGCACGTCACCGTCGGCGGAATCCTGCGTGCCGCCGAACGCGCACGAGACCCGCGCATCATTCTCGCCTGTCGCATCGGCCTCCACCAGTGGGGCGAGGGCCAGGAGATCGCAGCATGACCGCCCACGACCACGGCCGCACCCGCATCCACCCGTCACAGTCGGATCCTGGCGTGCTGGGCATCACCGAGGATCAGCGGCGCGACGCCACCAAGGCACTGCTGCGCATGGGCGCCCTCGACCTGCGCCAGATCCTCGGCCTCGACCAGCCCGTCGCCGAACTGGATACCCAGCCCGAGCGCATCAGGCCGCTGCACCACACCGGCGACCTGCATTCGGGCGCCAGGAGGATCGCATGAGCCGCAACCTGGCATCCGCCAAGGCCGCCGGACGCAGCTTCGAGACGCTGATCGCCACCTACTTGCACGATCACGTCGACGACCGCATCGAGCGGCGCCGCCAGGGAGGATCCCATGACCGCGGGGACATCTCGGGGCTGCGCCACATGGGCGGCCGGATCGTCATCGAATGCAAGAACACCGCCCGCATCGACCTGGCTGGGTGGGCCTCAGAGGCCGAGACGGAGCGCGGCAACGATGACGCCATCGCCGCAGTGATCGCCCACAAGCGGCGCGGTCACGGCCGCGCCGATCACCAGTGGGTGACCATGACGCTCGGCGATTTCGTCAGCCTCATCAATGGGAACCGAGATCACCTGGAGGACCTGTGATCAGAGACGACTACGACCCCATGGCCGAGGCCCCCTACGACGACCCCGTCGAGCACCCGGTCCACTACGACCGGGGCGAATGCCCCCACTGCGGAAACCCCATCGAGACCCGATTCGTCATCGAGGACATGCCCTATTTTCGTGGCGCCGCCGTGAAGTACGCCATCAGGGCGGGAAGGAAGAATCCGGACAAGGAACTCGAGGACATCCGGAAGGCGATTCAGTGCCTGCAATTTGAGGCCGAGCGGATTGAGAGGCTCACCGATGACGCATGAGCTGACCGTCACCGTCGCCTCCCGTCGCGGGGGCCGCACCTGGTGGGACGTGCGCTGCGAGTGCGGATGGCACGGACGCCAGACCACCATCGTGCAGCGCGCCACCGAGGAGCACGCCAAGCACGTCGCACACGAGGACGAAAGGACGAGGAAATGACTCTCTGGCAGCCGTCATCCAAGCGCAGCGCCCGCCAGCTCTACGGCTCGGACGCATCGCATGCCGCCGACGAGGTGCGGTGGTGGAGGACACGGCGCGGCATCGGAGCCACCCGCAGATGGCGCCACATCGAGCGCCGCACGGAACGAATCCTGAGGAGAACCAAATGAGTGACATCGACGACCTGTGCGCGATCATCCACCGGGGAATCGGCCTCAACTTCGAGGACCTGGCCGAGGAGATCATCGCCGCCGGATTCCACCGTGACTGCACTGCCACCGACATCGCCGACGCTATCCTCGCCGCTGGCTGGCGGCCCCCGGCACGTGTCACCACCACGGCGGCCGAGCTCGACAATCTGCCGGGCGGATCAGTGGTCATCGACAGCGACGGCTCAGCATGGCGCAAGGGCTCTGACTATCGCGACATCCCGCGATGGTGGCTGGCGGGCGCGCCTGGTGGCGGGGTTGGCTCGTCAATCGTCATAAATCACGCTCCCGTGACCGTCGTCTACACCCCGGAGGAATCATGAGCGCTCGAATCTGGGGAGCGGATGAGACCCATGAGATCACCGGGATCGTGTCCACTCTCGCCATGGATGGCCCCTATGTGGAGCTCCGCGTTGACGGGGACACCATGCCGAGCCACCTCGGCATTCGTGCCACCATCACGTGGCACGACGAGGCAGTCACAATCCCGGGGGCGCCGATACAGGACCCACTCCCAGAGGGGGAATCATGACCGACTCGATCTATCCGGCCGACGCATACCGGCAGGCATGCGACACCGCCAACAAGGCCAAGGACCTCCTCGCGAAGGCCGAGGCAGCCATCGCCCGAGTACGAGAGATCCACCAGCCGGTCGACGCCCTCAACGTGGCCATCGGCAAGGTGCAGCAGGTATGTACCGGCTGCGGCAAGGACGACGGCAACTGGGAGACCTGGCCGTGCCCCACCATCCGAGCGCTCGAAGAAGGAGGCCGACGATGAGTGGCTCTCTGGCCGAGGTGATCTGTCAGGCCGCATTCGACCGCCATGTCCTCATCGACCGCACCAACTGTGAGGCCCTCGCCGCCGCCGCCCGCGCATTCATCGGCGACGAAATAGCGGCAGAGCATGAACGGCTCCACTACTCCACTGAGAACGTGAGCGAAACTCGCCAGCTCAGGGATGCCCAGTGGTGGCACAACGGGATGGTCAAGGCCGAATCAATCGCGAGAGGAGACACGAAATGAACCACCAGAACGAAGCCGCAAAGCTCATCGAGGCGCTGGGAGGACGACTGTGAACCGCGCACAGATCGAGACCGTCTCCAATCTCGCCGCCGAGGTCGTCGGGCTCTGCAAGCTCGCACTCGACCAAATCGACCGCGAGCGACAGGAATATGCCGAGTGGCGCGGCCGCGAGATCGAGCCGAGACATCCCTGCGACCGTTCCAACGGGTCGCGTGAGACCGGAGCTCTGCGGCGGCGATCCATGGACCTCACCCGAGCCCTCGCCGACCTCCGCCGCTGACCGGCGCACCGTCCATCACCCCGGTGGTGGGCGGGACACCAGCCAGCGACCACGAAAGGAAAAACCAATGATCACCGCCAGATTTGCCGCCACATGCCCCGCATGCGCACTCACCATCGCCGAGGGCGCGCCCATCGAGCAGGACCCAGCCTCACGCCAATGGGTCCACCTCGGATGCCTCGAAGAACTCCGCGACACCCGGCTGTCGGAGGCCCCGCGCACCGTCTGCCCCGACTGCCACACCGTCCGCACCGTCACCGGCGCATGCATGTGCGAGGAGGACGCATGAGCAACGTCAAGCAGGCGATCCGGTGCCGCGACATCAGCGCCGTCAGCTCCGGCGCACTTCTGCTGCTCGGCGGATTCGTCATCGGCACCATGCACCCGATCAGCGCGCCAGCAATGGCGGTCCTAGTCGCCGTCGAGCTCGTGCTCGTCGTCGTCTGCTGGGTCGCCGACAGCCGATTCAACAAAGCAATCAAGGAGGACGCATGATGCTCTCACACTGGTCCCGAAGCTCCACGCTCACCCCGCATTCGGTCGACCAGTCACCGGAGGGACGCGGAGACAAGCCTCGCGGCCTGTGGGTGTCCGTCGACGGGGAGGACGACTGGCCGTCGTGGTGCCATAGTGAGGGATTCTGCGAGGACCGCCTGGTCCACAGATTCCGCATCACGCTCGCCGACGACGCCAATATCCTCCAACTCGTCGGCGAGGGCGGAATCCGCTCGCTGACCCAGGAGTACGGCGTCACCCCGCAGGGAATCACCGGCCGATTCGGACTCCGTGACTCGCACTGGATCGACTGGCCGCGCATCGCCCAGCAGTACAAGGGCGTCATCATCTCCCCCTACTGCTGGGGGTCGAGGCTGGAGGTCGCCTGGTACTACGGCTGGGACTGCGCATCCGGGTGCATCTGGGACGCGTCAGCCATCGCCTCGGTCGCCGAGATCCCCGCCACCAGCGAGGTGTCGGCATGAGCGGCCAGCATCGCGTGAACCTCGGAATCACCGACGAGAAGATGCCCGCCTACCAGCGCCTGTGGGACGAGGGACTGTGCGACCTCGAATGGACCAGGAAGGACCTGGCGCACAAGATCGCCGTCTGCCACCAGTGCCCGGTCCGCGCACTCTGCGCCCAGGTAGGACGAGGCGAGGAGGCAGGTGTGTGGGGAGGCAGGATCCACGGCCAGGCCGACGGAGTCACCTGCAAACGCGGCCACCGGATAACCGGCGACAACGTGGCATTCCGCAGCAAAGGTGGCACGAAGTATCGGGTCTGCCGCGAGTGCCGCCGAATCAAAGCCAGAGGCGAATATGCGGGCCGCAGCATCGACGAGCAGTGGATCCACGAAGCAACACAGGAGAAGGCCGCATGAGTCTCACCATCACTGACATGTTCTGTGGGGCCGGCTGATCCGCCACCGGCGCCGAGCTGGTGCCAGGGGTCGAGGTTGCCACCGCCATGAATCACTGGCAGCTGGCCATCGACACCCATCACGCCAACCACCAGCAGACCCGCCACATCTGCGCCGACATCTC